TGTTGAGTAGGCCGTCTGTTTCAATGTCGATCACTAGCATTCTAGTATTCACCGATAGCTCCTTTAATTACTTCTGCCGCGACTTGCGGGACGATGGCATTTCCGTAGGCGCGCAAGCGTCCCACTCTGCCGGGTACCCCATTAGCCAACGGGAATGTGCCGGATTCAACTGGCCGCCACTTTCCATCTCTGCACCAGAGCCAATCAGAATTGTCCCATCCGGCTTCAACCGAGCTGGCCCGCTCTGATCTAAGTCTAGCTCCGTCCCCGCTGCTCGGCTCTGTTCCGTAAAGTCCAGATAGTGGACTTGTGTTCCTAGCTGCATCGTGTTCCTTGTGAACTCCGCTGGATACCCGCCCTGCTTTGCATTGTGGGTCACTGGTGTCGGCCATCCAGACAGCTGAGACGCCATCCCGAGAGTCATGCCAAACCCGTTGTTCCCGTGTTTCTTCTTGACGGCCTCGCGGCGCTGCTCCCATTTCGTATCGGTGTCGTTCTGAGGCCCCGCATTCGGTGTCGGCCACCCTGCCAGAGCCGCTTGCCTCGGTAGCTGATCCATTCGATTCCGACCGTCCTGCCCCTCGGTCGCCATTCCCGGCGTGTCCTTCCAGTCCCGGCTGCTGGCTGTCACCCAGCCGTGCCACAACCCAGAGTCTCTGTCGGATGTGCGGCGCCCCGACGCTACAAGCTGGAAGTACGCTCGCCCCCGTGGCGTAGCCTTCTCCTTCCAGTGCATCAAGTAGATCATCGAGCCAGTCGTCTTTTCGTATTGCGGCTGCAACCTGCTCGCCAAACACCCAAGTAGGCCGGATGGCTGCCACCAATCTAAGCCAGTGGGGGGCAAGGTGTCGTTCGTCGCTGTACCCACCGCCTCGCCCGGCTGTGCTGAATGGCTGGCAGGGTGGACTTCCTGTGACAATTCGCTCTGATCTACTGACTCCAGCCAGCTGAGCTGCGAGTGCCCATCCACCGATCCCAGCGAAAAAGTGGTGCTGCGTGTATCCTTTAAGCTCATCGGCTTTGACATCCGTAATACTGCGCTCGTCAACATCCCCATCGGGGAGATGGCCTGCTGTTATTAGGTTGCGCAGCCACTGCGCGGCATACGCGTCCCACTCGTTGTAGTAAACGCTCATACTCCAGCACTCGGCTCTAGCGCTGTGCTCGCCGAATTGCCTCCCACGCCGCCTCGCGCTGCTCGGTGGTCATCCACCCATCGCGGATATCGTGGAGCAACCGCTCGATATGCTGATCAGTCATCATGGCCGGACAGCTCTTTGATCCGTCGGTCGAGCTCCTCATCGCTGATCTGCTCTTGAGGACTCATTGAGCCATCACTAGATTGGTGATCTTGGATCGTGCGGGGGCTGTGACCCTTAGGCGCCATCCGCTCAGCTGACCACTTGTAGGCATCCATCGCGGCACGCGCCACCTCAGGCTTGATCGCCTCAGACTCAATGCCCGCGCCGATATCGCCGATCCGATCAGCATGCACATAACCGGCTGCCTCACGCGCCATGCGGTACTTCTCGGTGAACTCAGGCTGTGTACCATCAACAATCCACATCGTCACCGTGGAGATCGCTGGTAGGTGATCATCACGACACACCGAGCGCAGCGACTCTCCAGCGGCAATACGAAAGCAAATCTCGTCGATCACCTCGGCCTTTGCGCGTGTTGGACGTCCCATCTTGGATAATCCTCTGTTCACTATTAACCCAGTGCATGAATGTGTTGCTGTAAGCCGTTGACCTGTCGTGAGCGGGGCCTCAAACTAGGCTCTATTAGCGATTGGATTGTCTATGACAGATCTATTCACCCGCGATGCCCGCGGACTTGAGACTGTCGGTCTCGCGCTCTATGGTCACCGGTGGCAGACATCGCTGGCCCGTGACCTAGGTGTTCTACCGCGCACCATGCGTAAATGGGCTAGCGGAGAAAAAAGCATCCCGCCTAATCAGTGGCGCTATATCGCTGCTTTACTTGAGCAGCGCTCGCGTGATTGCAAGGAGATCGCTCGAGCGATTATCGCTGGCGTTTAGCCGATATCAGCGGCGCTCGCCAATAGATGGGCTTTGGCAAGCTCTAACATCGCCAAGGCGCTATACAAGTCAGTGTGATGCGCCAGCCGGACATCGTTTTGGTCCACCCGGTAGATGGTGATCATCGCCTCAGGCATAGAGATATCACCGGCATGAATCGCCTCGGCGATATCCTCTAATATCAGCAGCGGCTCTGTATCTCCGCGCGCCTCTCGGATATCCGTGATCTCAGCCATTGCGTTTGCTCACCTCGGCGATCTCATCGTCGCTGTAGCTATCGTAGTATCCGGTCCCACCGAGCGCCGCAGATGCTTGTGTCACCACTTCGAGGCGCTGCAGCAGGATGATTGCGTAGTCCTGCTCGCAGTAGATCTGCGGCATATCCGGGATACGATCATCGCCCTCAGCATCGGGGTGTGCTCCCATCAGCCAGAGCCCATTTGGTTTTTTATTCTGATCTGCGATCCAGCCATCGAACTGCCGAGGGCTTAACTGCTCGGGTTCAGTCCAAGCGATCACATAGGTTTGCCGGCCCTGTGGCGGCAACTCCGATTTGAGCTGGGCGACCCGGCCAAGCCGATCGGTAACGATTACCGATACCTCGCCGGACTCCCAAGCGGCTGCGGCATAAGGACACGCCGGCAACCCATTGTAGTGAGCGTTGGGCGTCTCGAGGCACTCCCTCGACCACGCCCTTAGCTCCTTGGGGATAGACCCCAATTAGGCCTCGCTCTGAGCCTTGTTAAATGCCTCGGTCATTGCCGCAGCTGGATCGCGACGCTTCCCAGTCTTAGCTGAGTTGCTACCGTTATTCGTCTTGTCCTTCTTCATACCCTTTTTCATACCCTTCATTTCTTTACTCCTCATCGATATCGATTAAGTGCCGCAAGTCTGCGGCGGTTTGCATGACACCAAGCTCCTCGAGCTCAGCGGTTATCGCCTCTAGCGATTCGGTCGTCTCCTCTAGCGCTTGGATAATGGCAAACGAGGCCGGCTCACCGGCATCGGCGGAGGCCAATAACGCATCAAGGATTTGTCTCATCACCGCCTCACCCGCTCGGCAACCTTCTCTGCCGAGCGACCCACGACATAACCGCCTAGCCCGATCTTGATTAGATCCCACATGGGCGCAGGTACATCGAGCTGTAACCCAGCATCGAAGAAAAGGTCGATGTAGGGGGCTAGGATGTAGTTATTCGCGACAATCGCGACAAACACCAGCATCGTGATCGGGCGCCAAGCGCTGGTAAGCCAGTGATCCGACCGCGCCTCAGCGACCACGACATCACGAGCGACCTGCTGAGCCGTCTCATCGTGCTCGAGCATCCCCAGACGCAGCTCGTGGGCAGCTTGAGCGGCCTGATCTTTATCCTCAAAGAAACGACCCAGGACTGAATCAACCGTCTTGCCAAGCCCGGCGGTGAGCAGCTGTTGGATCATCGCGCTAGTCTCCTGCGATCATCTTGGCGATTTCATGGGCGCGCCGCGGGGTCTGCTCTGCCCAACGTGAGTTGAGCGCCTCCTCTGCGGCAAGCTCCCAATCATTAGCCTTGAGTGCGGCGAGCATCTTGGTAAACGCCATCAGCCCAGTAACCCCGAGCTGGAACCCCATGTTGATTAGCGCATGCTGGACGCGCTCAGGCAGGGTGTGCAGATTGTCAATTTCACTCTCAATTAGCCCGACCACCCGTGCGATGTCATTGCTCAACAGCGCCTCGGCCTCCGCTTGGGAGATGCCGCCGCCGCGCCGTTCATCAATTAACCGCCCATAGCCAATCGTGGTGTAACCCAGGTGATCTTCGTAGGCATGCAAAACACAGCCTTCGTGGCGCTTTAGCTGCTCTTTAATCGTCTCGGTGTTCATGGCTTGCGGGTATTGCTCGCGATCTCAATCAAGTGCCCATTGACCTCATCAAGCCGCGAGTCGATGCGCTTTTCTAGGTTATCCATACGCTCATGGACTCGGCGCATATCATCTCGGTGCCATCGATACAAAACACTTAAAAGCGCAAACACCCCTAGCGTTAGGATGCCCAACGCCCAGCGCACCACCCGAGGTGTTTGCTCGAATATCGCCGACCAAATATCAACCTCGGCCCCTTGTTGCACCGCTAACTCTCTTTGCATGATGGCGAGATCGCTACAAAATAATTTGTGCCATCCATCACAAACCGAGCGTAGATCGGGCGAGCGCCCGTGGTATCACGCCTCTCGGGTGGTAACACATCGCACACACTCAGATGCATATACTCACCTTGATCGCGGATCTCGCACTCCGCGACACCGGAGATACAGGCAATCAGCGCTGACATTAAAATGCTTTGCATTGACTTAGCCCTCCTCGCGGGCACGGGTTTGCATCGCCTCGGCGATAATGATTAAAAACTCCCACCGGATATCGGGAAAGAGCACATGCTCGGAGACCCAAGCGGTACCGTGATCGCGCGCCAGCACACCAAAGCACGCATCCGCTGCCTTAGGGTGGACTTGCTCAACGGTGCGCATATTCACGATCGCCTCACCGGTATCGGTGATCGCCTTGTGGATACGCTCGCGAAGCGCTGAGCCCTGCTTTCGGGTAACAAACCTAGGGCCAGCAACGGTGATAATCTCGCTCACGGTGCAACCTGTCTTGCTGATGTGAGTGCGGTTACTTTGCAAAGGCAGACCGCCGCCTATCTAACCGCTCGAGGCGATTAGGGGTGAAAATTCTCAAATGGGCCCCTCTCCGGGGTGACAAAACTGACAAAAAGGGGGTTTTGTCGGTTTTGTCAGTTCGTAGTCGGCGGCTCTCTGTGATTTTTTAACTTCGCTAAGCGGCCTTGACCATCTCCGGGGTCAGACGGACCCTGCCTACCTCGCCGTGGTCACGGTGATAGGTAATAATCTGGGCGCTGCGCTGGGCGCTGTAGCCGTGTCGGCTGGCGTAGGCATCTTGAGCGGCGAGCGTCTCATGCTGCTCAACAATCATCAGGCTCGACTCTTGCGCTACCTTGTGATGCAAATGACCGACGTGGCCGTAGCTAAATTGTGTGCGCCCATAGATTGGGCGGAATTTCGAGATAAACGCCTGCTCGATCTGCGCCATTTTGGTGAGGTGGCCGTGATGAAAGTACAGACTGGTATCGCCATGCTCGACGCAATAATAGGGATCAGGGCTGGTGTCGACACTCACCCGATCATCGCCCTCGTAATGCGCATCAAGCCACTCACGCATGTAGGCGCTTGTCGCCAAGTCGTGGTTGCCCTCGGCATAGATCACATGGACCTGCTCATAACGCTGAGCGAGCATATCAATCACCCGGCGCATCACGCGAATAACTGTGCGAGCCAGTAGCTGCAACCGGGTATCGCTATCGAGCACATGGCCGTGGCCGGGTGTGACCGCCTCGAGGCTGTCGTAGTGACAGGCATCGCCAAGCTGTGCGAGTACCACTTTTTTCGCCGGTGGCGCCGCCGCAATCGCTTCACCAAACCAGCGAACAAGGGTCTCTTCAGCGATTTCTATGTCCCAGTCATCGCCGCGCGTCTCTTCGCCCCAAGCCAACGACCCGAGGTGATAGTCGGTGATGACAAAGCACGAAAGCAAATCGTCGTTTGCAGCTTTGGGTCGGCCCTTTAGCAGGGTCCTCGGGATCTTGTCAGCGAAACCCTCAAAGGCGCCTTTGAGCGCCTCTTTAACGGCATCGGTGTCCCGGCTTGTCTTGACCCACTCAAGCTTTGCTTCGCCAGTCTCAGCGTCATAGAGCGTTGATCGGCCTTTGATAATCTCATCACCGTAGCTCACGGTTTGATCTGCCGGTGAGCGATCACGCTCGAGGCGGCGGTAGAGGCTGCGTAAATCCATCCCCAGCAACGCCGCTGCACCTGCTTTTGTCCCGGTTTGGTCAATCGCCGCTTTGATCTGATCAAGCGAAAACTTTTGAGCCGGCATAGTCTGTCCCTTGCGGATTTTTATCCTTTCGGACATAAAAAAAGACCCGTAGCGTTTCCGCTAGGGTCTATTTTCCCAATCTACCTACCGTTATACAGCAGTCTGAATCCAAGTCAACACCAATGGCTTGCAAATCATCAGCCATTGCCTCAAGCCTATACTCAATAACATCCGGGTCTTGCGATGTCAGATCCGGTGGAGCCTCGTCATAGAGGTAGCGCCACGCCGTTGCAAACTGGTCACTGGTGACTGCCCCCGCTAGGTCCGGGCGATCGCTGATCAATGCTTGGGCGCGTTTTTCTTTGAGAATATCTAGGCGCTCGCGAAACTCTTGATCACGCCGAGCCCGGTGGCGACGTTGTCGCTGCGCTGCTAGCCTACGCTGCCGCTCGCTCATTGAGCGCCTCCGCCACACGCATTTGCATACGCGCAATAATCTCCTCCATGAAATCACGATCGACCCCAAGAATGCGTCGCAGCACTGGGATAGGCTTTTTCTCAACGTAAAGCCTGATCGCGAGGCGCCGGTCGCGCTCGGGAATTTTCTGTAACGCGCTCTCAATGCGATCAATGTCCTGCGGCACCGGCTCGTCCCCCCGCCCACTAGGCGCACCAGCGGCTGGGCCCTCAATCATGCAGCGGTGCAAAACAGTTCGCTTGGGAAAGCCAAGGCCATAGTCTCGGGCGGTTTCCATATAATCACCCCATCGCTGGAGTTGTTGCTCGATGCTCATTACGGTGCTCCTGGCGTTTTTGAGTAAATTCGCAAAACCCATCCAGACTCAGTGCGGCCCGGTGTCCGGTCACAAAGTCTCCACGCTCCCCCACGAGCACAGCCAAAGGCACCAGCACAGTCCAAGGCTGGCGCGATTGTCGGTAGGCAAGCGCAGGCCACAAGTCTTTTGCTTGCTGACACGCCTGCCCCCACCAGGTTGAGATCGCCAAGCGCTCATGACGCTTGACTTCGATAGCCCAAGGCCCCACATCTAAGAGATCAGCCCCACCACAGCGTGACTGCTCGAGATTGCGGTAGCACTCAATGTCCAATCGCTCAGACAGCAGCTTGGCAAGCTCACGCTCACCGGCTGCCCCCTTGTTGCGTTGCGAGGCGCCCACTAGGCGGCCTCCTCCATCGGCTCACGCCGCTTACTCATTTTTTTAAGGCCCTTGCGCTCGTTTTTAAAAATACGCCACAGCTCTGCCGGGCGATGTTTGACACCGCTGCGGATCGCTTGAATATCGACGCCAACCGCGTCACAAATCCCGC